TTACTAAGTATGCTTCTATTGGAAATGCATTATTAAATTTTGAAAATAAAACATCCTTTATTACCTTTCCTTTGGTTATTATTTGTCTGGGCAAATAATAAACCTCAATGCCATACATTTTTAACTGTTCATTGATAAGGTCTTGAACAAGACCTTGTTCATTATTAGTGCCTTGAATAAAAAATGGATTTAACATATTATCCTATTAGATCCAGAGGTGGTAATTCATAAGTAATCATCATTTGATCTTCTATTGCTTGTAGTTCTTTCATGGCATCATCATACAATTGTCTGCCATTAAGTTCTACTCCACCTGGAAGTTTTACTCCCTGGAATTTGATTAAGTTTTGTCCCCACTGTTTTTTAATAAGTGCTGTGGTATATTTTTTTAAGAATGAATCATTCCAAACTCCTGTAGATTCTGCTGGATTAATTATTCTATAGCACTCTATCATTAAGTAATCATCTGCATTTAATCTATCCCAACTTGTATCAATATACAGTCTGTTTTGTCTCTTATTAAATCTAATTTGTCTGTCTGGATTGACTATCCAATCAATGTCCTCTAGATATCTTTTTGTCACATAGTAATTCAACATTTCAGTTGAACTAAACCAATAGATATCATTTAGAAATAATTGATAGTTAACATTGAATAAATTTGAAGCAATTGTTCTATTATCTAACTTAAAGACTCTTTCTATCCCAATAACACTATCTGGAACAGGAATGTAATTACTATTCTCTTCCCAACTAAATGTTCCAATTCCTGCAGTTGATGTTGTAGTAACTATTCCTGCTACGTTATTATCACCTCTTGCTCTTCCTCTTTTTATATCATTTTCTGTAATTTTATACTTAAGGAACATTTTGATGACGCCATCAAAGTGTCTTTCTTGGAAATATTGTAAAGCTTCATCAACCCTATCATCAAGTTGCTCTTCTGCAACATTGACTTCCAACACAGGAGCACCAAGCTGCCTTAGACAGTAATCAATTAGTTCTTGTCTTGATGCAGGTTTTGCCATTATTCTTCTACTTTTATATTATTTAGAATTAAAAGTCTTGTCCCATATCAATTAAAACTTCTTGTTGCTTTAAGTACAACTTAACATAGCATTTGCAAAGATTTCTAAGAATATCAATATTTGTGCAAGTATCCAACTCTCTTGATATCTTTTCAAACTCAAATAATTTGGAGATGTTCTCTAATTTCAAATCTTCATGATCCATTTAAAATACTCCTCAACAAAGTTTTAATCTCAGATACTGAAGATTTTAAGTCTTCAATATCTGAGGATAGTTTTTCTATTTTTTGTTTTTCTTGAGATTTTTTATTTTTTAGTATAGTATACTGATCAGAAGATAATTGGTCTGTATTAATTATAGCATTTGTTGTCAGATCTCTTAATAAATTTGGATGACCCTCAACCTTTGCATACTGTTGATTGCTCATCACTTCAATGCTAATGCTCTTAGTTCTTTAATGATAGGGGAGTATGCCTGATTGCTGCTAGTTCCAACAATTTTAACTTGGAATCCAGTGAATGATGGAAGATTATCAATAGTGTAAGAATAATCTCTATACTCACCATTAACACTACTTGGAACATTTGAATCTGATCTTCCATCATTATCATCAGAATCAATAACTAATCCATTGACATCCAAGTTTTCATATCCAGGGAAGAGTTCCCAAGTTTGATCTTCATCTGGAACATCATTTCTATAAATTTTGTAAAGAACTCTAATATCAGACTCTGCGGATCTAAATGCTGAGAATAGTACTTTTAATGAATTAGCACTTTCTTGAAGGTTGATTCTCTTAGAAACATGTAAGAATGAATGAGGATCACTGAGATTAGAATTAACTCTAGAGTCTGATGCATAAGAACTTAGTCCTACAGGTTGGTTAATTCTATAATTTTCAACAGTCAAATATGATTGATCAATATTAATAACTGGGGACACATTTGGATCTGAAGTATCTAATCCTAATTCTAATGTTAGAGACTTACTTCCAGCAAACTCTGTAGAATTCAAGTATTCAGTTTCATTTACTTTTGATGCTATTGTTCTTGGGGTAATAAAATTGTTTGTAGAAGAAGTATCAAAGGATTCAAATCCTTGATCTACAAATGCAGTTTCAGTACCATCTACACTTCTTGCAGAAATTGTTCTGACTGATCCTGATACTGAAGTTCTATTAAATGTATTAATGAAATATGGGTTTAAGTATGCTTGGTTAAATTGCTTATTCTTTGATGCATAAACTCCACTACCACCTGCAAATTTATCAATGTTAAATGTGCTTCCTGCAGAAACTTGAACATAATAATTATCTAAAGTTGGTTTTGGTGAATTTAGGATTGTATGAGTTGTATTGATTTTTGTAAGAGGTATGTTATTGAATTCATACTTATATACCAAAGAATCAACTGAATGAGGCAGAGATACAGTATCTAAAGATGCTCTGGTAATATCAGATAATTGTCCAGAAAGAACTTTTTCATATTTAATAATTTCATCTGAAATTTGAATGTATCCTGGATTTCCTGGACCAACTTGGGAACCATCATAATTAGCAAAGATTGTTGTAGATGCAACACTAATAGCTCCTGTTTCTGTTGCACCATATGCAACAGAAAGTTTTACAGGAAGAATGTCTGATTGAACTCCTTTGATTTGTACTTTATCATTTGGAGAGTGCATTCCATGATTTGGATGGAATACTAAAATATGTCTTCCACTATTTTCTGAAACTGCTGAAGTTGATATTGCAAACAGTGAATTTTCTAGGAGTAAATTTTCTGAAGATTCTGTTGCAACTTTAGAATTATAGAATCTTGCAGTTCCTGATGAAACAAAGTTTGCTTTATTAATTGTAAACTTCAAGTCATCTTCAGGACTTGCAACCCATGTAGTACCATTTTGGGACTTGAACATAGTTCCCATGGATGGTTGCTTATTGATAATTACTTTACCAACCTCATTAGAGTTTGCAGTTGTGATCTCTACTTCCCCAATTCTAGAATGCCAAACATTATAATTATTAGAATCTGAAAGTAATACTATTGAGTATTCTCTTCCTCCTTCCAGTCTAGTTAAACTATCAAATGTAAATGAAGTTTTTGCTGTGGCATTGGTACTTGTTGTAACTTGATCTGGTCTTAAAACCTTTTCAAGTTTTCCAACAACTTTATCAGGACCCCCAGGATATCCATTGACTGCTTCTCTAATTTGTAAAGTTACAGGAATAGTGTCATCTTTACTTGCAAAGAAGATATCAACTGAAGTTGGGAAAACCCCAGTTTCTTCATTTACAATGAAAGTTTGTGCAAGTGGATCATAATAAAATACTGAAGTGCTTCTAACTTCAGTTCCCCTTGAAGTAAATGTAGTCTCAGCAGAACTTGTAAATTCTCCAGGAACTCCTAATGCTGGTTGACTGGTAACTAATTTAACTTCAGTAGATCCAGTTCTGTATTTAACTGAGTTTGTATTTGGATCTGGAATAAAGATACTTCCAATCAAAGTACCATTACTATCTGAAATTAATCTATTATCTGCTATTTTAGCACTTGCTCTACTTTCCAATCCATATAAAGAAATTCCTCTTATAGCATTACCAAAGTAATTGGAAATATTTGAAACTTGAAGGCTTTCAGTGTCTATATTCAGTACTGTAGATTGAGGTCCATATAATGTGGATATACCTACAGTTGGAGTATATGGATTTATAGTATATGTTACAGTGGGGGAATTGTGAGGACCATCTTTGTGATTTGGGGTACAAACTCTAAATTTGATAATCTTATTTCCATTTGAGTCTGAACCTACTACAGTTTCTCCAACTTTAAATGATCCCAATACATCAGTTATTTCTAATAGTTTAGGGAATGCAAAAGTTGTTCCACTACTAGAATCTGAAAGATTTTTAGAATCAAATATTACATTGAATCTGGTATTTGGTTTTAGTCTACTTCCAATAAATTGAATATTTCTAGATCTAATATAAGGAATGTCTGTTCTTGTTACTTCAAAGTGATCCAGTCTAGCATCTCTAGTTCCAGTTCTTGGGTTAAATGCACCTGCCAAGTTCCAATTTGGAATGAATTTTGCTCCTGCATTAACTTGAACTTCCCAAGTGTCAACAGCAGGATTTAATTGCAAGAACCCTGTCCATGTTACAATATTGAATGGGTTTACATTGACAATTCTACTTGCAAATGGTTGACTAAAGTAAACAGTGTTGGTATAGTTTAATGATAGAGTAGTACCTGTTAATTTTAGATTATTACAATTAGTATCAGCAAGATTTATTTCACTTGGAGTTAATTCTACATCTGAACTGTAAAGACTTAAATCAATCCTTTCCTGATTGATAGTTGCTCTCAAGCTGCTTTCTAAAATGTCAGCACTATAGAGAGGATTTTGAATTTCAGAAGTATTGTAGTTGTTAAAATTATCTACAAAGAACCCAGATTTAAATCTGTTAAACCCATCAGCATCTTCAATAAGGAGGTTTTGAGTAGATGTTTCTAGTAAAGAGAGACTTGTATAATATTCTAAGTTTGTAACTCTATCTTCAATGTCCCTCAAATCTGACATTGTAAATCTTCTATTATCAGTTAAGATGATAATTACTTCACTTCTATCAGTAATGTCATAAACATATGGGCTGCTTATGATAGTAGCAACATCTAATACTTCTACAGAAACTGATGGAACTATTGGTGTTTCACTTGGTTCTCCAAATACAATTTCAAATACTCCCTCTTTAGAAAGAGTTAATTTATCAGATCTTGGGAGATAGAAATCATAATCAAAAACTACGTTTTCATTTGATGCTACAATTTGAGAAGAATTAGCTCCTTGGGTTTCAAAAGACCTTGATGAAAAATCAAATGGACTTAGTTTAGTTGATGCACTATATGACCCAACTCTTGGTCTTACATCAATAACATCAGTATTTCTAACATTATCAAAAGATGGAATTTTTTTGCCATATAGAGAATTTGGATAACTATTCCTAGTAATTAAATCTCCAGAATCACTATTATCAAATTGGAAACAATCAAAGTAAATTCTTAATCTTCCAGATGGTTCTTTTGAAGAATTTTTCCTGACTAGTCTACCATAATCATAAAAATGTTTTCTTTGTCCATTATCTACTGTGAATTCATTTAATATATTTTTATCCCCAACTTCAACACTAGCAACAACTGCACTATATCCAGTCTCTTTGAAAGTTACTCTTTCTGAAACTCGGAAAGTCTGTGTAGTTTTATATGCCAAGTAAACTTGAGCACCAGTTCTTCTTTCAACATATGCTGCTACTGCACCTGATGTTTCTCCAACTAAATATTCTCCAATAATTAAATCATTTGTATCACTAGTTGGGCTGTTTAGTCCAGTTAATGCAATCCATGGAACTGTTGCTTCTCCAGTTCCTGAAGATTCATAAACTGCATGAACTTCTACTAGATCTGGGGCATTCAAACTGATTTGATTGTCTTCTACTCTTGTTCCATATAAACTAGTATATCCAAGACCAGCATTTTTAGGAGTTGAATATTTTGTTTTGTTGATTGTTATTGATTGTCCCCTAGCATATCTTTTTTGCTTTGCAGTTACATTAGACTTAATTTGAGTGGTAATAATTGAACATGGACCTGCTGCAGCACTTAGATTAGTGAATGAAGCATTTTTACCACCAGAAGAAGTTGTAAATGTAGCATTGGTTAGATTTTCAATTGAACCATTTGCATTGACAACCAAATATCTTTCTTCATCAAATGATGAGTACACATAATCTGTTCCAGAAAGATCTGGAAGAGTCAAAGTTGTTCCTGATTTTGTTAAAGCAGAATATTGTTGTTTGATATAAATGTTTGAGTTTAATAAGTCTACATTAGAAATATTGCTATTAGAAAGTTTTGAATATAGAGAAGTATCATCTTGAAGAAGAAGTTCAGGTCTTAGTAGGGAAATATTTTGAATTTGGAAAGTTCCAACTCCCACAGAACTAGAACAAACATTTTGTACAGTAGATACTGAAGAAACCCCAATACTATTTTTAGTATTTGAGATTGAAATAATTTTTGTAAAAATTGAAGAAGTTATTCCAGGAGTTTGATATGAGATAATATCTCCAGTTTTATATCCTGCAGCAAAAGCAGATCCATCATTTTTGGTAATGGTTACAATTCCAGCATCTGCTACTGGTCTATTAATTGTTAGAACTTCTGTTGCAACTCCAACATTAGTTGCTGCTGGGGATATTTGAATAATTCCTGATCCTGGGAATGCAACAATTGTAGTTCCATAAGCAATACTTGTGCTTTGTACTAAATCTCCAAGTTGAAGTCCAGTTGTAGTAACTCCAATAGTATCGTCATTTCCTGTACTAAAATCTCCACTAAGAGTCCCAACTCCAACTGTAAATGGTTTAATTGCTACATCAAATGGTCCATTTACTGTTCCTTTATTGTATAGAAGAGTATCTGCTACAAATCCTTCAGGAGATGAAATAGATCTAACATCATTAATTGAATAATCTGTTACTGTTCCAATTGAACTTGTGCTTCCAACCCCATTAATGGTTAGAGTTTCATTTTTGATAAAAGTTCCTGAAACTTGATATAGAGATAAGTTTGTTCCACCAGACAATGATTTTAAATAACCAGATGCACCACTGCTTTGTCCTTGGATATATGAACCAACAATTACAGAACTAGAAACTCCAGCAGTAGTAACTATGTTTGTATATGTTTGAATATCAAACAAACTTAGATTAAATTGACTTGCTGGACTTTCATATGAAGTGTTGTGGGATTCATAGTCATATACCCTAGCAAATCCAATAGTTGTTCCTGCTGCAACCCCACTCTGAAGTCTGGTTGCATACAAAGAAATTGTTCCAGTAGTAGTTAATCCAATCTTAGGAGAATTTTTTACATTATTGACTCTAATTATATTTCCAGCATAAAAGTTGCTAGATGAAGATTCAACTTTCTTAGTAGTTCTTGGTTTTGGAAAGTCTAATACAGTTTGAACTGTTGGAACTTCATAACCTTTTACATATGCTTTTCCTGGATTAACTTTAATTAATCCTAAATCTTCTGATGGAATACTACCTTGAGTTGTTTTTTGTCCTTGGAAATAAATTCCATTATTTCCAATTCTATCATTTAAAGATTCTACTGCATCAACTGCAAATTGATTTATATAGTAATTTCCAGACTCTTCAAAAGTTCTTCTTGCTAAAACATCATTGATGAATGAACTTGCAGTATCAGATTTAATTTTTCTAATTACGCCATTTTCAACTCTAAACAATTCAATAAAATTATCATCATTAAAATCATCTAAAGATTTGCTGGAAAGATTTAAAGTAATTGTTAATCTGTCAGCTCCAGGAGCAGCAAAGTTTGAAAAACCTTGAGCATTATCATTCAATGAAGAATCATCATTAGCATCAATGATTACCTCATTAATTGTAAGACCAACTCTGGCATTTGGAGTGTTATTATATTGCTCTAAGATTATTGATTCTGATTCAACATTTACAAAATATCCTCTTACAAAATATACTCCTTCTTCTATTTTTGCTGCAGATCCTACAGATAAAGCAGATCTTCCTACAGGGTTAGATACTTGGGCAATGGTTTCTCCTGCAAGAATAAACCCTGCACCCAAAGATATATCAGAATTAACAGTTAACTCTTCGCCATTTTCAAATATTTCTGAATTAAAATCTTCAGAAGAAGATGAAATATATTTTACATACAGAGTAGTTGATCCTCTTTCTGAATCAAATTTAGAAAGAACTTTTTCTACTTTGGCAGTAATGCCAGTTCTTATACCTGTTAATACTTTTCCTACTAGTGATTGAAAATATACCTCTACGTCAATTCCTCTTAATTCGCTGTCAATTTCTACTGCGCTAAAGGTATTGTCATAAGCAAATCCACCAGGAATAACTACTCCACCACTACTAAAAAATCTACTACCAAACTTTTCAATCTGATTCTGTAAGATTGATTGTAGAGTAGTTAATTCCCTAGTTTGTACTGATACCCCTGGTTTAAAAAGAACTTTGTAAAAATTTTTATCGTCACTGAAGTCATCATAATATGGACTTCTGTTTAGATTAGTACTTTGGGGCATTTTCTTAGAACTCTAAAATAATTTTAATGTCTTCTCTTTGCTGTGATGCTCTAGTGACAGAAGCTCTATTATCTACGTAGATGATCTCACCGCTCTTTATATTTATGTCTGGGAAAGCAACTCCACCACTAAAGGTTTGTCCCAAATAATAAGTCACAGAACCAACATCAGTAGAACTTCCACTAAAAGATGTATCTATGGAATATGAATTGGCACCAATAGAAATATTACTTGAACCATTAAATTCTTCAAGGTCATAAGTTGTTGCAGATTGGATGCCACTTATGCTATTAGCATATTGATAATCTATGGTTATAATATTACCAACTGCATAGGTATCCATTACATTGTTTCTTGGTTGAATATATCTCAATACCTTAGTAGTTGAATCAAAACTTACTAAGTTCCCAACTGCTCCAGTTGAAGATTGAGTAATTTTTGAATCCAAAGGATCTGTAACTAAACTAGTATTTAACTTTACTGCATATACTCCACTGCCAGTGCTTTGAGTAAATGGTGAATTTCCTCCAAATGATTTAAGATCTTTAATAATTCCAATTCTAGAAAACTGGTTTCCAACTATAAAATCTGGATTTGTTTCGTCATTTTCAATTCTACTGTAAACTAAAACTCTGTTTGCACCAAGTTCATTGTAGATATCCTTTCCATGCCCACCCTCTGGTGGAATGATTACATTAAATATTGCTTTTTCTCCAGTAATTGAAGGGAGAACTGAGTCTAAATCTAAAGTGGCAAAGGTATAATCTTGACCACCAGAAACAACATCAACTGAAACTGGTTTTGATTCTTCATCAAATGTGATACTAGCAACTCCACCAAGTCCATCTCCTCTAATAGGAACATCAGTTAAAGTGCCAGTATAGTTATATTGTGCTTGTTGTTCAATCAAAATAGTTTCAATTCTTCCACTAACAGCATTATTTCTAATTCTAGAAATTTCAGAATCAGAAGAAGTTGTCCAACTGTTTGGAACACTAATATAATTAGTAGAATCAAATTTTAAAACATCAGAAGGACTTAGAGTGTAAAGATATTTCCATACATAACTATCACTTTCCTTTCTTGGTGAAGCATCTGTATGTAAAGGTTCTTGAGTTGATACAACACCTAAGTTTTGGTTAGATGGAGTAGATCCATTATTAATACAAATATAAACTCTAAAATCTTTGTTTACAACATAAAACAAAGAATCATAAACTCTTGTAGCAGAAGTAACTGGAGAAACATTATAAACACTGTAATCGTGTCTATACATGTCATATTTTCTTCCACTTGACCATTGTATTTTAGGTATTACTCTTACAATGTCAGAAGATGTTATCTTTTTTACACCTAAAATATTATCTCTATAGGAATTTAAGTATAAAGGAGAATCAATAGGATCTGGCTGAGCATTGTCCCAATTACTATCTAAATCAGTTGCGTTGGGAAGTCCAAGAAAAATATAATATCCACCATCACTAACATTTTCAACAAAATTGTTGCAATTTAGTAATCTTAATTTATCAGTTACTATTGCCGTCATTTTACCTTGTACTTTATGTTATTTATTAGTTCTTTCTATAGAACCTTAATACTGTATTATTGGTTCCACTTGAAATCCCAACAGCAATTGTGGATATTCCTATTTGCCCAGATGATACAGATGTTACTGTGGTTCCAATGCTTATATAGTTGCCTTCAATATAATCTCTAACTGCAATTAAGGACCCAATTCCTGCAGTAGTGCTCAGAGTAATGACATTAGTAGATACTCCAGTAAAGGAAGCAGTTGTTGTTGCTATGCCAACTGTAACAACCCCAACATTATAATTTACTGTAAGTTTGGTTATAGTAGTAATCCCAGATGACCACTCTTCTCTAGATTTACTAATGTATTCTCCTGCAATAATTTTATCTGCCTTTTGTGGAGTCCAAGAAATTGCTCTTAACTGAGCAGAACCTTCAGATAATCCCACATTACTATACACTTCAGTTCTAAGAGTATCAGAACTCATAATTCTCTTAGCAGTTCTGTTGATTTGTCCTAGTGGTGGAGTTTCTTCAAAGTCTCTTTGAATTCTAAGAACATCCCCTTCCTTAACATCTGCAACATTTTGAACAACATTAGTATCTGCAAAATACCCTTCATAAAAATAAACCTTTACATCACTTCCTACTGGTGGAGCTTCATCAAATACTAATTGAGATCCTCCATTAAACTTATATGATCTATATGGAACTTGTAGAACTTCATTCACAAATACTAGTAAATTATAATTTAAATCAATTTCTCCTCCAGGAGTAGATTCAAAACTAGTTCTACGTGATTTACCATCTATAGTTTCAGTTAATGTAAATACCTTTCTTACTCCATTAACTTTATTGGTAAGATCATCTAGTTTTTTAAGTATTCCAATATTCCAAGCAGCAAATTCATCTTTAGCAACTTCTTCAACTGAAATTCTTAGTTTATCATTATTTGTTTGAGTTCCAACTCCAAGGACTCCACCTGGAGTTAAAATATCACCAACTTTATAGTTATACCCAAAATTAGTAAAAGTTAAATCTGAAATAGACCCATCATTCTCAACTTTAAATCTAACAGATGCTCCAATTCCAGTAGCAGATCCAACCAATGGAACATTATCATAAGGGATAGGAGCATCAAATTTAGCTATGTAATTATATTCATACTTTCTTACTGATGATACTCCTGCAGTATGTGCTACACCAACAGTATTCAACATGCCTCTTACTGTGCCAGTTAGTTGACTTGTTGAATTTGCTATGCCTGTATATTTGATAATTTCATTGTCAATTAATACATATCCTGGATTTGTAGCACTTACTTGCTCTCCTCTAAAATACTCAAATATAGAAGTTGTTCCCACTCCAATAGGTGTTCCATTAGGATCTAATAAATTAATATTAGCAGTCAAAGATGTTGAAAGACCATTATAGGTGTATCCAGATCCTCCATTAATTATAGTTACTGCATTAATAGTTCCATCAATGTTGGCAGTTGCTATTCCAACTCCTCCAGATCCTGGCAATTCTGCATTTTCAAAATACACATAATAAGTGCTAATTCCACTTCTATATCCAGATCCTTTATCTCCAACTAATACAGATGATACAGTGCCAGCAGCAGAAACTATGGCAACTCCATTTGCTGGATATAGTGGACTATACAGAGATCCTGCAGATGTTCCATATGATACAATTATACCTCCTCTTGGAAGACCCTTAACATTGACATCATATGGTTTGGAATCACCATATCCTTTAAAATCAATAAATGTTTCTCCGCCTGATTCTCTATATTCAAATGCCTCATCAAATTCTGGGAACTGAAATACATTGTTAATCAAAACGATACCATTATCTGTAGAGATGCCAGTTGTACTTATGCCATTAGTACTTAGTTTAAATGAGCTAGTGATGCCAGTAAATTGCTCAGATACATCATCAAATACATAGTTGCCATCATAATTTGATTTTAAAAATACTCTTCCTTGGAAAGAACTATTTTCTCTTGGTAGAACTAAAAACAATTGGAATCCAGTCACTGGGAATAAATTTCCAGTGGTTGTGCTAAATTCTATTTCATTACCATTAAAGGCATCAAATAAAGATTCTGCAAATTGAAAAGTATTATTTGATGATCTAATCAAGTAATAAACCCCTCCATTCTCAAATTCTTGTGGAGGATTTTCTGCATAAAATACAGCTTGTGATCCTGTAATAATTTCATTTGTAAAATAGTTAAATGAATTTAATTCAAAATTAATATCAGACAAAGGAACTACTAAATTAACTCTTTTTCCTTCAAGTGGTGGATCTGCAAAATAAATTATATCTTGAACTATGTTATAGTTACCAGATAGAACAGTTGCTATTCCTAATGCTGATGAATCAGTAAAAGTAATCTGAGGAGTCCCCATAATTCCAGATCCCCTGGAAATAGAAATCACATTGGTGCTATAGTTTATAGCTGATACTTTTACAATTTCTGAAGAAATTTTAAGAAAACTTCCTAATTTAACATTATTCAGTTTATCTAAAGTTAATGAAGTATTTGTATAAGAAGTTACCCCAACAGTGGATGCAACTGATAGTGGTGCTTGAATGATATTATCAATAGAAATTAAACATTTAGCATTTTGTTTTTCTGCTGAAAAACTATGAAATGAACCTATACCTAATGAGTTTAGGTTCACATAATTATTTGAATATGCTAAACTAGATGCTAGAGCAACTCTAATGGTATCCTTATTTACTACTATGGGGTATACTGTAGTTGGCAAATAAGTTGAAAGTCCTACATTTCCAGGACTTGTTGTTGTTATACCAATGGAAGATCCACTACCAACACTGTAAGTTAATTTTTCTCCAGTTTTAAAATAATGCTCAGGAACTCTTATGGTATCTTCAGTTAAATCAACTACTGCTGAATTTGAAGCATCAAAAATTTTATAAAATATTCTGTTTGCTTGATGCCTTAATGGGAACGAAGTCCTTCCAAAAATTGCTGGAGTGTAAATAGCACCAATATCGTTTGCTGGCATTTTTTGAAATATTTATTAGTCGTTGGGGTTAACTATGCTCTTTTCATATATTTTAAATCTATAATTAGCACTCACAGTAGGATTAAATGCTAAAATATAATCTGCTCCTGTAAAAATTGTTTCAAAATCTAATTCATCCACAGGAATGTCTCCAACAATACCAAAAGCAACATTATTTGAATAATCTTCAAAATGAACTGAATTTATTTGTAATAAAGATAATTGAGTAGTCAACCCTACAGTTTTTTGCATTTCAATAATGTACTTAGTTGCACAATAGTTTGCACCTATAGTTGAAATTCCAATAGGACTTGTTCCAGATGCATTTATAGAAGTACTTCTGACTCTACTAATATCTCTTTCCACTTGATTTGGATTAGTATTGGTGTCTTTAAATAGGTTTAAGTTGGTGTAAACATTCACTCCAATGTTTGGAACATTAGTATAAGTAAATATCAAATCAGATCCACTTGTTGCAATTCCAACTGATCCAAGATTTCTAAATGACTGTTCTGCATAGATGTTGGTTCTAATTAAATTATTATAGTCTTTTGTAAAAGATAATTCAAAAGCACTTTGAACTACATTAGTTGCAGATGAAATTCCCAAGAATACTACTCCAGAATCACACTCAGATAGTGGAATAGAATACACTATGTTTGAAACTGCAGTAGCAGAAGATGCTACACTAACTGTAGATTCAACTGCCCTAACATATCCAAAATTAGTCACAGCAGTTCCAACAGTAGTGCTTGTAACTTCTTTTACTGCCCTAATAGCATAACTGTTAAAGATATTTCTGGGGATAAAATTAATTACAATTTCATCTCCATTTGTTGGACTTGTGGCAGCATCAATTGTTCCTAATGGTTGTGCAGCAGATCCAGTAGCAGTAAATTGGTCATAATAATAACCATATGAAGTTAAATTAATTGTAGCATCATTTCTTGTAACAAATAAATCTTGAATTTGTGGTCTTAAAAAGTCACCAAAGAAAGATACTGTAGATCCAACAAAGAAGAAATACTTTAAAACTATAGAATCTGTAGTATCTACTGTATCAACTGGAACAGTTACAAATGGAGAGTTGTCTGTATCAAATAAGTTTGAAATATCATCAATTGGCAATACTCTATTATTTGCTGATAGTATAAAGTCTGATAATTTCTTTGTACTGAATTTAATATATTCAGAATATTCACCTAAACTATCATCAATATCTTCTTCTCTAACTGTGTCAAAGTTAGCAATAGTGCGAACTTCAGATTCTGAAGTAATAGTAACATTAATTGTGGATGCAGTGTCTGATTTAACTGTAAGAGTGCTTCCTAAACCTACTGGAAGTTCAGATTCAATTACTAAATCACCAAATTTCTTATATCCAGCAACATGAGATAAATCTGAAACTGCTGCTTCCCAATCTGAGAAAGATTTTCTACTTTTTAATGAATATGCAAACTTTTGATAGTAATCATTATTTGGTAATTTTTGTAAAATTGAAGACAGGTTGCCTCTAAAGTCTTTCCATCCTACTGTTTCTGGAATACTTGTGTCTACAGTAAATTGTGCATCAAAATCTTCAATCTTATAAATTTCTGCTCTAGATTTAGATGATTCTCCAAAAATTACATCCCCAACCTGTAAACCTACGGAATCATGAAGTTTAATGACTCTTGTTATTGGTTTATTATCATCATTATCAATTACCTTTAACCCATCAATAGTCTCTGAGTTTATAAACTCACTTTCAGTTAAAACTGTATTAATAACTGGAAGATCTTTTACATTAATTGCTTTTGCATCATAACTTGCATCAAAATCAACCACTCCAGGATTTGTATTTAATTGAAATCTTAGTGTTGCAGCATCTTGAGATGCGTAATTTGGATTAACATTAGTTAATGTAAAAGGAACATACCTATAGTTTTCACTATTATATCCAGAACCAACACTAGAAATTACATTCTCTACAAAAATTTTATCTCCAACTTCAAATGGAAGTGGGTTTGATGTACTAAATCCAGATATAGGCGTTTCTAATGTAAATGTAACTTCATAAGGTTCTAATCCTCCTCCAGAAAGAGCATAATTGATTATTTTTAATCCATTTGTATTGTTTACAGGTACAATTTGATCGTCTGTGGACTTTAAATTAGATCCTGGATTTAAAATTTGAATTTCTCCAATAGAAGTAGATGTTAGTTTAGCTATAGCAGAAAAATCACTAACAGTTCTATCTTCTGTTTTATTATAAAGAATTAAAGTTGGGGGGGCAAGGTAACCAGAACCACCATCTACAATTTCAATCTGTCCAACTTCATAATTGTCTTTTAATTTTAAAGTAGAAAATACTTTTGATACTGGGGATAGAGTTTTATCTGTTGGGAAAATAGAATCTGTGTTTACTACTTTTGTTCTTTTTATTCTGCCAATTGTAGAACTTGATGAGAATAAATTAGCACCCCTTCCTGAAGTTGTTATAATCCTATCTACTAGAGGAAGTTTTTTATATCCAACACCACCAAAAGAAACCTTTGTCTTTGCTATTGGTCCTTTTATTCCTTTTGTTAATACATTATATGAAATGGAGGATGTGGTTGAGTTATAAGTTAACCTTTCAGGTTCTGTGGGTAAACTAAATCTAAATGTAAAATCAGTTACTGATGTAAGTGATCCCCCTTGATTGTAAATGCTATTGTTAACAACTAATTGATTGTTATTTGATACAGAAATATCTGGATATATTTCTTCAGTATTTGATTTTATGTTATAGTATAATCTTCTAGGAGTATTTTCTGAAATTTGAAGAGTTAGATCATTTAAAGTTCTAGTTACTTCCAATCCAGAAATTTCATTTCCATAATATTCATTTCTAAATTGTGAATCTGCATATAATGAGAATGTAGATCCTCTTAGTGTTGGAGATGTTAAATCAAAAACTACTTGCTCATTGGAATATACTGGAATTTCTGGGTTAATTTGACCATCAATAGTTAACCTCTTAGTTATTGAAGAGTACCCAACTACAAAAGTAGTTGTAACACCAGAGGTAACTGAAAGATTAACTTCATGGTCTATAGAAAGTGTGTGAGTAGATCCTGTTGAGACAACAACATCATATTGTTTAATTGTTCCTGTAACTACATTTCTAACTGTTTTTAATTTATGAGCCTTTCCTATGCCAACTGAAGTATACTTAATTAAGTTATTAGTATCATAAATTTGATTAGACCCCTCTACCAAACCAATAATATCATCTGTCAATTTGACAACATATAAATTAGAAACTACTGTCAATATTCCAACATTTGATACTATTGATGATGAATCAGTAGTATAAACTACTTTTTCCCCATTTCTAAATTTATTATTAGGTAAGAAAAGTCCTCCAGTAGGAACAAACTTTGTAGTTGAGTTTCCAACTCCAAGTTTATAGATCGTTAAAGTATTTCCAACTCCAGTTACAGTACTTACTCCTAAAGAAACAGATTCTGCAGGATTGAAATAATAAATCTCATCTTTTTCTGTTATTGGGATGTTTAAGTTTGGATAAGCAAAAGTAAATCTTCTTTGCTGTAAAGCAACTGTGGAACCAATTCCATATGCAGGTGCTCCTACTTCCCTAAACACACCAATTAAATTATTTTTATAGTCTAAACTAATAACTTTTAATTTTTCATTTTCAATTTTAATAAAATCATCTATTTCAAAGGAGAATATAGGTTCTTTTACTTGAATTGATGTAACTAATCCTGTAACTGATTGGGATGATAATGATGTAGTTAATCCAGTAACAACAGTTTCTACATTAATTTTCCTAAACCCTTCCAACTCATCATAAGTTGAGGTTGAAATTCCACTTATATCAATGTAAGTTAAAGTTGAGAAATTATGAGCAGTAGTAGCAACTCCAACTATTCCAG